TTAACAACATTTGTTCAAACAGTTAATATATCTAAACTTAATATAGAGTATGGTGGTAGAACTAACTATACAATAAAAGTAGATAAACAAGACAGCCAAGACTCTATCTATATGAAAATTATAGGTCAAGATGGTAACACTAATGTTTTTAGTGGCACAGATGTTTTATCAGCAAGTGGTGTAGCAAGTGGGTATCAAGCCTATGAAGGTGGATTTGATTTTTCTGGTAGTCTTACAACAATTATTATTGAAGTAGGTGGCAGAGATATAAACCTTGCTGTCGGAGTTTTATTTGATGATGTTACTGTTAATGTTCTTTACAATGTAATTAACACAATAATAACACAGTCTATTACTTCGGTAGAAATGTTTATTGCATTAAATATAGATACACCAGAGGACATAATAGATGTTGTTGAAGATGTCTTTGAGTCTAATGATGCAATAGATACTGATGAAGGTTTTATTTTAGAGCCAATAGAAATTGATGAGCCTACTTATGAAACTGTTGAATTAGAAATAGAAGAAATAGAAATTGCTGAAATAGAAATTGAAGTTGAAATAGAAGCAGAGATTGAAGCAGAAATAGAAACAATAGAAGAGCCTGTTGAAGAAACTATTGAAGAAGCTGTTGAAGAAGTAGAAGAACAACCTGTAGAAGAAACAACAGAAGAAACAAAAGAAGTAGCAGAAGTTAAAGAAGAACAAAAAGAAGAGCCTAAACCAGAGCCTAAAGAAGTTAAGAAAGAAAGCTCTAAAGAAAAAGCTGTCAAAAAAATTATGAAAAAGATTGATGACAAGCAACGATATGACTCTACTAATCAAATGAAAACATTAATTGTAATGCAAGTATTAGGTAATACTAAAAGTTTCTTTGACTCACAAAAACAAATTAACGACAGAGTAGGATTTTTTACTAATGCAACACTGCCAGATAGTGTCATTAGCGATAACGATATAGCAAGTTATTTTTTATTTGCAGGAAGTGATGGATTAATGAATGATATGATAGATAGCCAATGGCAGACGGATTTGGATTAGCAATGGCAGAATTAGAATTTGCAGGTGCTAAGTTTCGTGGTGGAAAAATATTTGTTATTCTCACAGCCTTAACTACTCTTGGTGGTGGTCTATGGGGTGGCTTTGAATTTTACAAAGATTACCTAGACATGAAAGATCAAATACAAAACTACACAGCACCAGACCTTAGTGGTTTTGATAAACGATTAGATTTAATTCAACAAGAAACAGAAATGATTACGCAAGAAATGAGTATGATTATTCAAGAAGTACAGCTTGTTTCTGATGTAGCTAACGAATTAAAAAATGATCTTAGACAAGATGTAAGACGCATTGAAAAGATTGTTAATGATGTAGAACAACAAGTTAAAGAAGATAGCAGAGAAAACGCAAGAGATTTAAAAGAAGCTATAACTAATATAAAAGATGACATGAAAGCATTAGAAGAAAAAACAGATAAAAACATTAAGAGAGCATTAGATAATCCATTATCTAAAATGAAATAATGTTTAAAATATTTGCCATGATTTGTATGCTTAATGTAGGAGAGTTAGATCAAACACTTTGTTTTAAAAGTGAAGTACCTTTAAACTTTAATGATAATATAGAATGTAATTTAGCAAAAAACAACTTAGCTAATTATCTTGATGCTGATTTAAAAGAAAGAAAATTAACAGTCATATTTCAATGTGGCTCACATATAGGTAATACAAATGTCTGATTGGGAAAAAGAAATTGCAGAATTAAAAACTGATGTCAAATATATAAGAGAAGACGTTAATATCATGCAGAAACAAATTCGTGATATTAATAAAGTATCTAATATGGGTATCGGAGGATTAAAAGTAGCTTTGTTCATCGGAGGTATTTTAGGAGCAATCTATACGTTCTTTAGATTGATAGAATAAATGAAAATATTGTGTATTTCAGATACACATTATCCTTACGCACATCCAGATCATTTAGAATTTTTAAAGGCTATAAAGTCTAAATATAAATTTGGAGCAAAGGATAAATATGTGCATCTAGGCGATGAGTGTGATTACTCTGCATTGAGCTTTCACGACTCTGACCCAGACTTACCAAACAGTACCAAAGAATTAGATTTAGCAAAAGAAGATATACATAAATTAGAAAAAGTATTTCCTAAACTAGATTTGTTAAATTCTAATCATGGTTCAATGGTTTATCGTAAACGTAAGTTTCATGGTTTTCCGCAACAAGTTTTAAAAGATTATGCGGATATACTAGAAGTAAATAAAAAAAATTGGAAGTGGCATGATAGTCTTATTATTAAAGATAAGTTTGGTAGTTATTACTTTACCCATAATATGAACGCTGATTGTTTAAAGTCAGCACAGGCACTTAATTATGAGGGATATGTGCAATCACATTATCATTCTCGTTTTGAGTGTAAGTTTTTTAGTAGCCCAGAATCTCTTCGGTGGGGAGCTACAATAGGATGTTTAATAGACAAAGACTCTCTGGCTTTTGCGTATTCTCGAGTTAACATTAAAAGACCTGTTCTTGGTTGCATGGTTATCATTGATGGTGTTCCACATTTAGAACCCATGATACTTCGCAAGGGTAACAGGTGGGTAGGTAAACTATGAAAACAAAAGACCCATTAGTACAACGAGTATTAGATAGAATGGCAGACAGATCGGAGTCTGGTATTAAAAAGTTTGGTGTAACAATGGAAGATGCTGAACAAAGTTTAGAACATTGGATAACAAACACGCAAGAAGAGTTAGCCGATAGTATTTTGTATCTCGAAAAACTTAAAGAAGAAATTAGGAAAAAAGAAACGTTATGGAATTTGAAACATTGCGAGAAGAAATAAAAGAACATGAAGGATATAGGAATAAAGTTTACAAAGATACTTTGGGAAAACGTACCATTGGATATGGTCATTTGTGTAGAGATGATGAAAAATGGGAAGACGATAAACAATACGATCATCGACACTTGGAAAAAACTTTTGAATATGATTTTTCTATTGCCTATCGTGGTGCTATGTCTTTGCACGATAATTTTGCAGAGTTGCCTAAACCTATTCAAGAAGTTTTTATAGAAGCGTGCTTTGTTATTGGCACAACAGGCTTTAGCAAATTTAAAAAGACATTAGAATTAATTAACAACAAACAATATACCGAAGCATCCGAAGAAATTAAAAATTCAAAGTGGTATCGTCAAGTGCCGCAAAGAGTAGAAATGCTTAGTAAGAAATTACAAGATGTTTAAAACAATATTCATCTTGTTGTTTGCAACGTTAGTCACAATACAATTAGCGAATTTATTTATTTATTACGAACAAGTAGGTGGAAACATATGTTAAATTTATTAATAAAACCATTGTTAGGAGTAGCAGGCGAAGTTGTTAAGGGTGTTGTAGATACACGCAAAGCAAAAGCTGAACAAAAAGTTACAGAAATAAAAGCTAAAACTTCTTTAATGGAAAAACAGATTAAAGGAGAAGTTGATTGGGATTTAGAGGCAATTAAAAATACGCAAGATTCATGGAAAGATGAATGGTTAGTTTTGCTTTTTAGCATCCCATTAATTTTGTCATTCTGTGGAGACTGGGGCAGAGATATTGTTTACAATGGTTTTCAAGCATTAAGTCAAGCACCAGATTGGTACAAATATACTTTAGGTGTAATTGTATCAGCATCATTTGGTATCAAAGGTGCAACTAAATTTTTCAAAAAATAGGAGGTAATATGAAATTATTACAAGACTTATGGAGTCACTTAAAAGAGTGGTCTGATTGGTCAATGAAAGATTGGATTAAAGCAGGAATTGTTGCGATAATCGTAATCGTAGTGATTGGTGCTATTTAATTAATGGCAGATCCAAGATTAAAAAGAGCAGGAGTAAGTAATTTTAATAAACCTAAAAGAACTCCATCGCATCCTAAAAAATCTCACATTGTTGTTGCCAAAGAGGGTAGTAAAATAAAAACTATCCGCTTTGGTCAGCAAGGTGTGTCTGGAGACAAAAAAAATACGCCAAGAAGAAAATCTTTTATGGCTAGACATCGTAAAAATATTAACAAAGGTAAAATGTCTGCGGCTTATTGGTCTGCACGTACAAAATGGTAGGGGTATATGTCACTATATAGAAATATAAATAAACGTAAAAAAGCAGGAAAAAGTAGAAGTAAGAAGAACAGTACAATTAGCCCAGAGGCTTACGCTAATATGAAAGCAGGATTTCCAAAAAAGAAAAAGAAAAAGAGTAAAAAGAAAAAGTAGTGAGGTCTATTAGAGAAGACATCATTTCTTGGTCAAAAGACTTTTTAGAAATACCTAATAAACATTTAAACAATTTCCCTGTTTGCCCTTACGCAAAAAAAACAAGGTTAGACAATCACATAAACATAATAGAACACCACGACTCTAACACATACCTTGAGGCTATCACAAAAGAAGCTAATAAATTTACAGGTAAAATTTCAATCGTTGCTTGTTCTGATTTATCCATAACTGCTGATGAACTAGCCGACTATATTCATGCACTTAACTATGTGTATGTGCCAAAAGACGTTTACTTAATGGCATCACACCCAGAAGATTTTGATGAAGAAATAGATTTCTTACAAGATACAACATGGGAAAGTCATAATGATTTTATGATGGTGTTAATACAGCCATTTGATGAACTCGAAGAGGCAAGTAAGTCACTAAAAAAAATTGGCTATTACAATAATTGGGATGATGATTATTTTAATGGCACAGTAAAACAAAGGCAATACTATAAACATTTGAGGAAACATGAAGATAGTTAAAGTTACTTGGTTGGACACTAATGAGAACTCTGTGGGGTCTTGGATAGAAAAAACAGACCTAGATAACTCTAAATGTTGCTCTATTGATTCACTAGGTTGGTTATATAAGGAGACAGATGACCTTGTTGTTATCCTAGCTGATAAAGATACTCACGATGAAGATGATCTATTTGGTAGATCGCAAGTCATACCCAAAGGAGTAATTAAAAAAATAGATTACTTAGGGTAATGGCGAGAGTGAAGGGACTCGAACCCTCGACCTTCTGCGTGACAGGCAGACGTTCTAACCAACTGAACTACACCCCCTCGCCAAAAACCCCAATATACAAAACTAATAATTTTATCAACCCCCTGTACAGCTATTGTACGGATTATCTGTCTATAGCTGTCCAAGTATGCCATTAAAACGTAAGTTTTGTCTTTGTTTTGCATCGTCTGTCATACCTATATCAGCCCTGTCACGGCTTGTCCATACCTTTTTTACCCCTAGTTTTCTGCGATAAAATTTTCTGTGTACGAAACTGTACGAATTAAGGTAGCAAATTTATTTTCTTCGCTGTCTCTTCTGGTATTGTACTTCCATAGACACTAATCATATCTCTCGTTTTCCAACCCCCCAAATCCATTAATTCACTATCATTCGTATCAGCATAACTAATTAAGTTAGTTGTCCAAGTATGCCTTCCTTCTCTTCTTTTCTTTTTATGGCTTATACCTGCATCATCTAACATTTTATTCCAACGATTAGATAATCCCCAATCTGATTTTTTTCTTTGATCTAAATTTTTCCAAGGAAACAACATATCTTCCCTATCATTAATTCTTACAAGCCATTCTCGTAGAGTAGGGTGTATTGATACTTCTCTTCCTTCTTGCTGTTTATTTTGCCATAAAAAAATAACATTATTTTCTAAATCTATTTGTGGTTTATTATTTTTATAATTTGTACCTTTCCAAGATACATTTAAGGCTTCTTGTAATCTAGCTCCTGTATAAAGAATAAAAACAAGCAATAATTTTATTTCATAATCAAGACAGGTTTTTAAACATCTTTTTACTTCTTCTAATGTAAAGTAATACTTAGGTCTATTAGCGTTAGATAAAGTAGGAAAGTGTTTTATACGAAGATAATTGCACCAATTATTATCTGACGCATAGTGCATTATCTTTGATACAGCATTAATGAAATTACGATTAACTGTGGCGTGTTTAGATGATATTTCTATTTGTGTATCTCTATCTTGTTCGTTAAAACGTAAATCAGCATACTGTTTAATATTTTGATAACACTCCATAGCTTTCTGACCAATAATTTTATTATTGATCTTGGATAAGGGAAACGAACCTAAATATACAACTGATCTTTGTAAGTTTCTTTTATCTTGTTTACTTGGTTTTTCATGGGGGTCAGATAATAATTCTTCATGTGCGTCTTTGTACTTTCGTATTTTATAACTACCATGTATTCTTTTATAATCTTCCTTCCAATCCTCACAAAACTTTTCTTCGAATCTAGGTGTAATTTTTTTAGTATTTAATAAATCAGTTTTTGTCCAATTAACTTCAACTGTACTTCCTTCATATAGAAAAGAACCTCTTATATAGAGGTATCTACTGTTTTCTCTTGATTTAAGTCTAAGCATAGTTCCATAACCTTTCCCACATCTTCTTTAGTGAAGATTTGTGTACTCATTCTGAAACGATGCAATGCCTTTTCTTGAGGATTTTCTTTTCTCAATTTGGCTAATAACCTTCTACAACTTCTTTCACTAAATTTCAAATCTTTTGCTAATTCTTTTACTGTAATTACTTCTACCATTAGTATTTCCCCATTATTATATCTTGATTTTCTTCTTCATTTTTTGCATCTTCACTAATCTTTCTCCTAAATTCGTCTAGTTCTTTACGTTCTTCTTCCGTAGTAATACGTTTAGGATGAAATAAAGCGGAGTTCTCTGGTAATCTTTTCTTTGCTAGTTTCTCTTCTATTTCTTTATATTTCTCTTCATCTTTGCGTTGGTGTCCTAAATACAGCATATTACATAATTCATTCGTAGCTAATAAAACATCTTGATAGTCTATAAAAACAACACACCATTGAATAATTTTACGATCATCGTGCAAAACACTAACTCTTTTATTAAAGTGATGTACTGTGTTATTATAGGCTTTTGAAAGGTACTCTTCCATTTTAGGTTTACCCAATATTCTAATACTTCCGTCTCCAAATTCTAATTCCCACAACGGTTTTTCAAATAAACCAGACTTAGGATTATTACCGCCTTCTTCTAATTGTGTTAACTTGCTTATTTCTTTACTCACTTATGATCTCCATTTCGCTAATAGGTATTACCCTTAACGCTGTATTATTCTTAGCGATCATACTTTGACACTTCATGGCATTTTCTTTTGATATTTTATAAGTGTGGGGATAGCGTTTATTTCCGTACTTATCTTTATCTAGTATTTCTACTAATACCCCTTTGTCCGTAAAATTTTTTTCAGCAATTCCAACACTACCACCATTTTTCCACATAGCAGATTTTATAATTACTTTGTTCATGTTTGATACCTACTCATTTTCATTTCATGTCGCTTATTTACTTCGTCTGTTTGTTCTAAATCATCTAGCTTTTGTTTAGTGATGTAACGAACCTGTGAAATTAAAAACTTCTTATGTATGTCTTGTTTGGTTGTTGTATGTTCAATAAATTCTTTTTGATTTGCTATTAGTTCTTTTGCTGTAGTTGTATTATGTCCATTGTTTTTTAGCTCTTCAAAAATTTTACTTTTTAACGTAGCTTCTGTGTCTTTTAATGAATCAAAAGCTGTCTTGTTTTCAGCCCAATCTTCTCCAAGCTTTAATGTTTCATTCATCATAGCAACAGGGTCAAACCTATTTCTTCTTTTAAAATATTCATCACTCATAAATATTCACTCTCCAATTTATCTGCTATATTTCTAAGATTGATAACTCTGGCTTTAATGTTGTATTCTTTATTAGAATGACATTTATCGTGACAGCTTCGGCAGAGACAAATGAGATTTTCAATGTAATCTTTGCACTTACTCCCACCTAAAGATTTTGCAGATAGGTGGTGTACGTCAGCACCCCAATCGCCACACATTGCACATTGTTCAGTTTGTGCTAGTGTTAATTCATCCCACCAAAATTGTCTGTATACGTCTATATGTTTTTTCATTTTAATTTAGTGGGAGGGAATCCTATAAAAAACCCTCCCTATTACTCACACTTTAAAAAAGATAAAAAATTAATTTGTTTTATTGTTATAATCCAAAAAAACTTATCATCCTTTCCTTTGTTCCTTTTTGAATAACTGTCAGATAAGCGAACAATCTCTCTCCAACTAGCTTTTCTGCAACAACGCAGAAAACTGAATAACAATTATTGCAGTTAATTTTGCAACCTCATGCCGCAAAAACTTTTTAAAATGGTATGTCTTCAAGTTTCTCTTCTTTAGTTACTGATTGTGTATCTGACTTAGGTTTCCAAGTGTTTACTTCCGTGTACCACTTGCCTTCCTTACTTTCTTTAACATCAAGATTAATCCAATCTTCATCTTTGTTTTGTAATTTTTCTTTATACCATTGTGTAAATTCATCTTTCTTTATTGATATTTTAAATTTAACAAAATCAACGTTAGATTCTTTTACAAATAATCCTTTAGCAAAATCTTTTTCTTCCATATTATCTCCTTAACTTGCTAAGTTTCCGTCATCATCATCACTAGCTAATCCGTATAATGATTGTAATCCATATCTCTTCGCATAGCTCACCGAACTCCCCATCCTTTGAGGATTTTCTTTATCATCGCCTTTAACTAAAACAGGTACACGACAAGAAAATTCTTTTTTATCAATATTGTGACGCATGGTTGTTGTTACATAAATATCTTTTGTAACGTCTTCCCATTTTTTTACTATTTGATTTCCTTCTTTATCAAACTGTGTTGCTTCTTTTTTTACTATCATATTTTGATAATCAACTGATTGCGTAAATGATAAACCAAACTTAGTTCCATAATTAACAGCATTAATGACACTTGTAAGATCAGAATATTTACTTTTAAAATGTGGGTTAACTGATTCTTTAATTGCCTTAACATTCATTTCTTGAAACTTTGTAAGAGCCTCTTTTATTGTTTGTATTTCTTCTGGTTTATCTTTCATTTCTTTTTTCTCATCCTTTTCTTTAATTCCTTATCTTTTTCAAAAGCAGTTAAATAAATCTTAAATTGTTTAAATGCTTCTTTTAGATCAGTTTTGTTAAACTCTTTAATCTCATATTCAGAGTTATCTTTTGGAAAACGAGCTACTAAAAATTGATCTATTTCTATCTTGTCATTTTCTTTAACAAGCTGTGCGTAAGCTGAACCTTGTAAAAGATTATCAACATACACATTAGAAGATGACTTAAAATCAATCAGAATATGTTTTCCATTTTTTTTGACGAGCAAATCTGGTGTACCTCCGTATTTATACTTACGAGAGGTGTAATGTTTTTCTGTCCAAATAATTTCGGTGTTAGACATTAAATTCTTTCCACCATTTCATAAAACCATTGAAACAACTTTGTACTTCGGGGTCATCCGATAATGTAAATTCTTTTTTATTAATGATACACTCTGCGTGATCGTGAAATGTAGTTCCTATGTCTTGAACTCGTTTCATTTCTTCCCAGTATTTAATACCACTTAATCCAAGTTTGTTTGACCATCCAGTTATTGCCCCACTATCTTTAAAACGAGATATAATAGTTGTTACACTAGGTATTTTTTTATCATCAAGTTTATAAGGTTTAGTTGGCATTATCTGTTTCTATCAACTCTTCATTTTCTGCTTGTTCTAATTCCCATTCTTTCTTAGGTTCTCTTTGTTCTACTAATGGGCTTGGTAATGGGTAAACTTCCCAACCATATCTTTCTGTTAATATTTTTCCTATCTTGTCCATGTCTGCCTTTCTGGAACAAGAGGGTAGGAAAAACTATTACGGAGGAAACCTACCCTCTCTGTGCCATGTATCATCGACTACAAGAAGTAACCTTATGTCAAATCTTGCAATTATTGACCATTTCTAGCCAATAGAGGACAAAATATAGATTGAAATTAGTTTGTCAAGTTATTTTGACAATGTAAAGTTATATAGCGATTTGTTCGATTTTATAATCTTCGTCAAATAGGGTGTGTGTAGTTATTCGTGGATAAATAGCATTAAATTGACAATCTTTGATTAATTCAAACTCATTAACCCACATATCTTTATAAGAAACCATTCTGCCGTTTTCTTTAAATTTTAAATCGTCTCTATTTATGTGTTTACTTTTCCACCATTGAAACACGCAAGAGCCATCTTTATTAAATTTTAATACTTGACCAAAATAAAACATATTATTTTCTTTTCTTTGAAGAAATACATCTACATTAATTAATCTTTCTTTTAATTTACTATCATTAACCCAATTTTTGTGATCAAAGTCTATAAGTGAAAATGCAGGAATGTGATTACCTTCGTGTATATCCCAATAAAATGCTTTTTGTGTTGGTTTTAAATACGCATTATTTAAAAAATAAATAACTTCTATTGGTTCATCATAATTTCTAGGCACAAAATGACATTTATTATAATCAAACTTTTCAATAATTTCTGCTTTAACAATATTATCACTAATAATTTGATTTATTTTAACTTCTAAAACTCTTGCTAATTCTTGAAGCTGTGAAAACTTTACATCAGAACCTTTTAAAATTGATGCAATAGTTTGATGAGACATTGAACCATAGCCAATAGGTTCATTATCAGTAAGCCTAGATAATGTTCTGCCAGATACGTCATGTCCTTTTTCTTTAACTAAATTATTTAATCTAATTAAATATTTTTTGTGGTCTAACAATTTCATTTGCATAGTTTTACCTCGTAAGTTTTTTTAGTCAAATTTATTGTGTGCTTAAAAATATTGATATAATTTTACATTGTCAATAAGTTTTGACAAATGTATAAAAATATTTATTTTATATGAAATGGAAGTCTTTTGTAATATTTGTCAAAAAACCAAGGAAATACGCAATAATTTGACAGTTAAGGAAACTAAGGTTTTAGAATTTATAATTAATTTTACTAAAATCGAGAGAAAATCGCCATCTATGAGAGAAATTGCCGATGGTTTAGGTTTAAAATCGCTATCAGGGGTCGATAGATATATCTACCGATTAAAAGATAAAGAATATATCGCTAAAACCCCTTACATTAAGAGATCAATAGTAGTCTTAAAGGATATTATTTGTGAGTAAAATCTTCAAAATGGGTGTCCATGTTGACAAATTTATAGCCGATACTGTGCATTTATCAGATGATGAAATAGGCAAATACTTTCGTTTTCTTTGTTATGCTTGGAAGTTACAAGCTAAACTACCAAGTGACCTTAAAAGAATAAATCAAATAGCAAAGAACCCAAACATTAAAAAAACACAGTATTTACTTGATACTTACTTTGATAAAACAGAGGAAGGATATACCAATACAGCTCAATGTGAAGAATGGAAATATGTTGAAAACGTATCTGAAAAAAATTCTAAAAACGCAAATTTGAGGTGGGATAAAGAAAAAGCTATGCCATCGCATATGCCTAATAATGCCAGTTATAGTAAGAGTAATAGTATTATATATAATAATATAATAGATAGTTGGAATAAGCATATTCCAACATCCCATATTAAAGTTTTTAATGAACCAAGAAAAAGATTGTTTAAATCTAGGTTTAAATCTTTTTTCAATGAGAGCTACGAGGAATGGGAACAGTTTTTACAACGCATTTCCAAAATACCTTTTTTATGGGGAAACAACGATAGAGGATGGAAAGCTGATTTTAATTGGGTGTTAAATGAAATTAACTATGCAAAGATTATAGAAGGTAACTACGAAAAAGATGAAAAAAAGCTAGAACCCGTAAAAGAAGTAAACAATGAAGAGATTGCTGAAAAATGGATAAAAGTTTGCAACAATCCAAGTGCATTTATGCTTTCCCAAGCAGAAAAAAACTTTCAAGAAATACGAGACTTGTATCAACGAAAACTATTAACTGACGAACAAATTAAGGTGTTAGGTGTTAATGTCCGATAAAAAATGTTGTCAATGTCCTAACAAAGCTCACATCTTACAGCATTATATTTATTATTGTGCTGATTGTTTTCTTAAAATTTTAAAAAATGACAAAAAAAAAGAAAAGTAAAAAAGCGATTGAACTTGGTAGCCAAGAGTTAATTTTAAATGAAGATCGTACTTTAACTCGTAAGGTTGATGGTGCTAAATTTCGTTTTGCTTTTTATGGCGAAGATCGTCATTTAGAAAAAGTACATAAATCCGTGTTAGAAAATTATCATGCGAGAGGTATGCTTTGTAGTTATGATCGAGGTACTAATGATAAACGTTTCTTTGCAGGCTCAAAGTTTGAACAAATTTGTTATCATGCAGGCTTAGAGCAACGAGTAACAGCTAGTTTAAATGACATGGTGGTTGGAACAAAAGAAGATTTTATTTTAGATAACATAGACGCTCATTCATACTTTCATCAAGTTTGTAAAGAGCTAGGCAAGTTTTGGCATATTTCTTGGTGGGTAATGGTACTAAACAGACCTGCTAACAAATATAAACGTAAAGGGATGGAAGACTTACAAGAGGCTTTAGATAGAATGGTAACTATCTTTGACTTTTGAATATGACCCTTTGGTTAATTAATCAGCTAATCTGATTGTTAATCTTTTTAATTTAGTTCTATATTTTTTAATATAAGTTTTGGCTCTTTGTTCTTTAGTTTCCCAAGACTTAATTAATTTTTCTAAATTAATAATTTTAGTATTTTGTTTTTCATCTTTAGTTGGTTTTGGTTTAAGTTTTGTTTTTAACTTACCTTTTAACCAACCTTGATTAATAACATAGTCAGCCATTTCTTTTTCAATAACAGCTTGAGCTAAATCGTGATTATTAGAATTTGGAAAACGAAAATCGTGAACATAATGTGAAACATCATGGACTAATCTTCGCCAACCTTTATGTAAAGTATTAGTATCGCCATTAAGACTTAACCAACATTTTCTAACTTTAACTTTCCAATATCTAGGATTAGCATTACCAAGTGGACAACCTTTTTTTCTAGTTTGTCTAACTTTCATTTTTTTAGTTATCCATTTATTAAAATATTTAGACCAAACTTTTTTAGTTCCAAATTTAACTACCAATTTTTTATAGGCTCTTTCAGCCTCATCTTTTTCTAAAATTGGTAATTGTTGAGGAAACATACGATTGACTTGACCATAAGTTTTTCGAGCAACTTGATCTATTTGTTGATGTAAAGTTTGCATAATACACTCCATTGATTGCGGGTCATATTCACTTGTCAAAGAACAGTATCTAATTCATAACTAATGAAGTTATTTTTTAATACTCGACCATTATAACATATGGGTTTTTGAGATTTGGCTGTTTTTAGGGATTTTAGGAAATTGCTCTAGGTATTCCGCCAAAAATTAGGTGTTTTACCCTAAAAAGAAATCGCTTTTCCGCCAAAAACTAGACCTTAAATGGCTTGTTTTCAGCATTTTATTAAAATTAATGGCTGTTTTCTGGGCTAAACTTATTCACATTTTTTTTTATGGCATCTTTAGGTTATTTTTTTGACCGCAAGAACCAACAGATATTTTTTAATAAATATGAAACTGTAAAGGACAAAAGATTCTAAACTTTACGAAGCATTCGTCCTATTTATATGTTCACGTTTTGTTCCCTTACAGAGTGCGAGGTAAATAGTCTAAAACAATTAAGATTCAAATTACTACGCAAGCAACAGCCCTCTCAATGAGGGTTTTTTTATTTATGCAAACAGAAACAAAATTGTTTGTGGCTGTAATTATTCAATCACTAATGGATAGTCTTAACAAGTTTATTGATATTGAAAGTAGGAATAGTTATTACCACATCACAGCAAAAGAATGGTTAGGGACAGATGATTTTCGATATATTTGTGAGCTTGCTAGTTTACACCCTAAAACAGTTATAAAGATTTACAAAAAATTTAATCATTACAAAGATTACTTAACACCAGAAACAACAAAGATTTTATTACATGAAGCATTTAGCAGACATAAACAATTATCAATGTAGTTTATACATGGTTAAAAATCAGCAAACAAACAAAACAGAAATCGTTGTTAAGTTTGCAAATTTTGATACAGATGAAGAGGCATTAGAATTTGCTGAATTATTTCAATTACAATCGAGTATAAATGACATTGAACAATCAACAATACATTGAAAAGTTAAAAGAAATATTAGAGGTACTAAGTGGCGAGTTCAGAATTGGAAACGATAAAGACAGATACATCATCAACAGAGATAAAAACAAAAAAAGGGGCAAGAGGAAAGTATAAAGGTTCGCTTGTTAAAAAGATTCTTGAAGAGGTATCTTTAGGCGAGGCAATTACTAAAATTTGCAAAAACAATAA